GATGTTGCTGACATAGCCCGCAGGATTACGGATGGTGAATGCGGAGTGCAAGTCAATATTGTGCGACAGTCACCCGACATAGCGATGGGAGTTGATGCCGGAGGCGCCGGAGATCAAGGCATTATGATCGGATATGCCTGCAACGAAAATGATAATCTTATTCCTATGGAACTAAACCTCGCCAGAGATTTGTGCCAATTCATTTATATGCGACACGAAGTTGACGGCAAAACTCAAATCACAATGGACGGCAATAAAATATCCACCATTGTCGCAAGCTTTCACAACACAAAGAGCGTAGACCTGAGATCCCTTGTGTACCAGTGGCTTGATGGCAGAAAATGCGAATCGATAATGTGCAATCCTGCCGGCGATTGGAAAACCGGCGGGCTTAACGCTGATTCTGGCGTAACGGGCAGGAAACTTGCTATAGACAACTACGGGACAAGAACACCCATTGGCGGCGGCGCATTTAGCGGAAAAGACCCCACCAAAGTGGATCGCTCTGCTGCGTATATGGCAAGAAAAATTGCAGTCGATATCTTGCGCCAGAAAAATGCAAAAGAAGTTATCGTTTCGCTTGCTTATGCAATCGGCGTTCCTGATCCGGTAATGACGGAGTGTATTGCCGATGGAAATCATGTTGACATTTCACATTACAACTTGACACCAAAAGCAATTATCGATGCGCTTGGGCTTCGTGATATTGATTATGAAAAAACAGCAGAGTGGGGACACTTCGGCATCGGCATGCCGTGGGATAAATAAAATGGCTACGACCAAAAGAGGCAAGGCAAAGAAACCCACAGGCCGGCCTCGCATTAAGCTGGACCCTAAGCAGGCTAAGATTTTTGGCTATTTCCGTGCCACATACGACACAATGGCTGAGCAGATCGAATGCCACGTAGATACAATCCGAGCTGCCATGCAAGACGAAGATTCTGAGTTTTCCAAGGCATATAAAAAAGGATTTTCGTCAATGAAGATGAAACTGTCCGAAGCTCAGGTCAAGTCAGCGATTGAAGAACATAATCCTACCCTTTTAGTTTGGCTCGGAAAACAATATCTCGATCAGAAGGATAATCCAATGCATGATGAGGATGTGAACAAAAATTATACAGTTATATTAGTGCCAAAAAAGCAGGCAGAAAGTGATAACAATTAGATTACGAGAAGAGGATTTTTTGCCGCATCAATGGCAATTCTTGAATGATTGGTCCAGAACTCTCGGATTAGTAGGTGGTCTCGGCTCCGGAAAGACAATTAGTTTTCTTTATAAAGCATTACTTTGTCTCACGAAAAGACCGGGAGCAATCGGTAAATCTAATATCGGAATTGGTTATCCTACTTATGAAATGGGGAAATCTCTATTTTTTTTCCCGTTCTGTGAAATACTTGATGAATGCAAAATAAATTATACTTCAAATTTATCTAATCTTTTAATAAAAACTGATTTCGGAGATTTGCATATTAAATCTATTTTGTATCCAGAACGAATAGTAGGCGAAACATTTACGGATGCAGGAATTGATGAAATAGATATTATTCCGAAGCAAAAAGGGCTTAGAGCGGTAAATCGCTTCAGGGAAAGATTAAGAGGCAGAAAAGATAGTCAATTGTTTATGGTCAGCTCACCAGAAGGATTTTCAACTTGTTATGAAGTTCTTCAGGAAAAACCAAATCCAGGGACTAAACTAATTAGAGCAAAGACAACCGATAATATATATCTCTCTCAATCATATATAGATGACTTGATGTCAAGCTATGATGAGAAAATGGTTAATGCCTATATCCGGGGGGAATTTGTCAATTTGAATGGGATACAGGCATATTATGCTTTTTCCCGGGATAAGCATATCAGAAAAGTAGAATCACCTATGCCAAATGACATATTACAGATTGGTATTGATTTCAATGTTGACCCTATGACAGCAGTAGTAGGATATTGGCGAGGTGACACGCTTTATGTCTTTTCTGAATATTATCTCCGCAATTCAAATACATACCAAATGGCTGATTTAATTGCCATTGATTATCCAGATAGATTACTTGTTATTTATCCTGATTGCACAGGTTCGGCGAGAGAGACAAATGCTTATATAAGTGACTTGGAAATATTGGCGAGAAAGGGATGGCAATTAAGATACAGGCATGGCATTTCGCAACGCAGGTCGCTCAATATTACTAATGGAGAATTAGCTCATAATAGAATTGTAATTGATCCGACCTGCGTTCATCTTATTGCTGATTTGGAGCAAGTGACAACCGACCAAAACGGTATGATAGAGAAGACAAAAAACACAATGCTAACTCATATTTCTGATGCACTTAGAAATATAATAAATCTAAACAAAATCAAAGAAAATGATTGGAGAATTGCCTAATGAATATAATAGAGCAAAGCAAGGCAGAAGCACTAAGAAAAGATAATAATACGAGAATGAATACTGCTGTAAAAAATATTGATTTTTACTATAATAATCAATATGAATATACAAAAGAAGAAATGCAAAAAAGATACCCGGCAACATTCAAGGATATATATAATTACATTATCACCGTGCCATTGACGAAATCTCTTATTCTTCAGCTGGCTAAAACCTTCCAACGGGACCCGGAAATTAAACCGGATACAGATAATCAAAATATAAAAGACGCAATTGTCAAAGTATTCGATCAAGCGAATTTAGTTGGAAAACTTAAGATTATAGATAGATTCACTGAACTCTGCGGAAAGATTGGCGTTATCCCGATATGGAATCCAATTACAAAAAAGGTGGGACTTGATATTCTGACACCAGATCGCTGTATTGTAATTACTGATGGCAATTTTCCCGATACCCCAATTAAGGTGATGTATCGCATTAACACCCAGAGTAATAATCTATTGCCAGCTCGGACTGATATTTGGGCAATCTGGACTGCAGAAACTTATACTGAAGCAACGCTAAAAACTGATTATGAGATAGATAAAATAGTAAAAGAATCAATTCCTAATCCTTATGGGAGAATACCTATTGCCTGGTTTGAATTAGATTATCCACTTAATTGCTTCTGGAATGAGGAAAGCAATATAATTGTTCCGCAAAATATCCGTACCAATATCCAGCTTACGAATCTGGATTTAGCCCTTGATTATCAGTCCTTTGCAACTCTCTGCACGGAAGGTTTTCCCGATAATCGTGAACTTATAATTGGTCTTACCCGACATATCAATATCCCTCGTGATCCGGTCAGTGGAGAAGCCGGTGGGAAAATGTATTATATCAATCCTAATGTGGACTTGAGACAGGTCTGGGAAATTATTAATCAGAACATTGATTTCACTGCTTCACTACTTGGGCTATCAACTTCAGCTGTAAGACAAGCTTCTGCTTTCAGTTCCGGCTATCAATTGAAGCTTTCAATGCAGGGTGTGATTGACCATAATGAGGATAAAAAAAGCATCTACATTGAATCGCTTCGGCAATTAGCGAATCTTATTTGTCAATGTGAGAATTATTACGGCTCTCAAAGATTGCCTGAGGATATTAATTTCAACATCAAATTCAATGATATAGCTATCGCCGCTAATCCGATTGAAGAAGAACAAATTATTTCAATGCGATTAACTAATGGCACAATGGATAGAGCGGAGGCAATTATGAAACATAATCCGGATATGACCAGAGAAGAAGCGGAGCAAAGAGTGTCTGAAATTGATGCCAGTAAAAAACAAACTTTAAACTCAACTACTTTTGCTCCCGGGATATTTGAATAATGGCTGATTTATATTCCTCCGCAATTAATGATCAGACCGAATGGTTCGAAAAAAATATGGAACGAGTGGCTAAAAAAATGAGAAATAGTTTGAACTCGCTTCTGAATCAATTTGATCGGAAAGGCGGAAATCTGGAATATACTACTGCTAATATCCAGTATGCAAGTCAGAGCTATTTTGTGCTGATGGAAGAATTGCAGAAAGCGGGGTATTATGATTTAGTTGCAGAACTACAAAACAAGGAAAACGATTTACTTAAGGCATTAAAGAGTAAAAGACCGCAGGGAGCTGTTCCGATTAGCTTTACCCTCCAAACGCAAAACAAATTGAAAGCACTTAATTCACTTTATGAGCTTCAGTTTGCCAGCGTGGCAGAAGATGCTATGAAGCAGATTACTGGTATAGTAATGGATACGATTGTGCGAACAGGCAAAGTAGAAGTAGCGATAAAACAAATAGCTGAAGTTCTGGATAATAAATTAGTTCGCTATTCTGTTACTTACGCCAATACCACCAGGGCAAAATTCATTCAAGCAGTGGAATATGCTTCCGCTGAAGAATATACCGGAGAGAAATATTGGCAATATGTTGGACCCACAGATGATTTGAATAGACCTGCCTGCATTGAGGGTCTGGATCAGGAATTTTTCACTGATGATGAAAGAGAAGAATTTGAGGCAAGAACAGCTGATGAACGGATGTATAATTGCCGACATACCTTCGTCCAGATAACGAAAGAATTTTATGATGAAAATAAAGCTTGACATTAAAACAAATATGATTATTTTATGCACAAGAGGTTATAATGAACATTAAAAATACCGATTCAATCAGTATTCTAATTGCTAATTCGGGCAATCAGAAAAAATATCATCCCGTTAGCGAGCTTAAGGCAGACATCTTAGCCGATGTTGAGGCGGATGCAGCTTTCCAAGATATAATCATCCAGGGTGTATTAAGCAAGGTAGCTGCACCGGTTCTTACTACGGAATCAACTATTACTGAACAAGATGTTAACCCAGACATATTTATTGAGATCACAAAAAATACTTTTGCGGATACTTTATCTGAAGATGTAGATAACTGGATCATTGATTTTGGAAAGACTACTTTAGCTTGTGATACTATATCAAAAGGATCAGCTACAGAAATGAGGATAACAACTACAGGAACAGCAGAAGTGGGGACAATCCGCATTCTTGCGCTCAAAGATTGTTTTGATGCCCCAATAGTAGATTC